CGTACCCGCCGCCGCGCCGGCCACACCGCGTCCGACCGTCCTGAAACCCGAACCGACACGCTGCCAACGGCTGGCGCCGCCATTTATTTCCGCGTTCAACTCTTTAATCCGCGACTTCGTCGCCTGAGCCGCCCGTGCCAGATCGCGTTGCGACGCGGCACCGCTTTTGGCCAAACGGTTGTAGGCCGCCTGCGTCCGCTGGATTTCGCGGCGGATTTGGTGTTCGGTGCGGATGCCCAGCCGCGCGGTCGCGCTGTACATCTCCTGATACTTCAGCTTGACCGCTGCGGCTTTCTGCAACTGCCGGCTGCCTGTTTTTTCCGCTTCCGCCGCCAAACGGCGGAGGCGGGGCGTGGCGTTGTCCTTAAACTTGGCCACCAGTTCTACGCTATGCTGGCTCATCGGTTGTTCCTTAATTACTATGGCCTTATCCTGAAAACCCATTATCCGCCGATCGTGAATTCGGCTTGAATTAACCAATGTCAGGCAGACAGTAAAAGGCCGTCTGAAAACAGGGTTCCAGACGGCCTTCGGTCAGTTGGATTTGAAAATCAAGTTGTCCGCCACCTGCTTCATTCCCGCAGTAGGGAATGAGATCAGGTCGGCCAATTCGCAGGCATCGAAGCTTATCTTATCGTTTTGTGCCTCATAGAGCAGCTTTGTCAAAATATTCAACGCGGACTGGGCTTTAATCAGGGTGCTGTAATCATCTTCACTCATCAAGTATCCTGTTTTCATGACTCAATCCTCCAAACCCAAAGATTGTTGTGCTTCGAGCAATGCCCGCTTCTGTATCCGTGCCTGACAGCCCAGTTTGCCCGCACGCGAGAATCTCGGATCGGGACGGTAGTCGATGATGCCGAGGCGGTCGAGTTCTTTCAGCCGGTGGCGGACGGCCTCTTTGCTGATGCCCATCAATCGGGCCTTTTCTTCCAAATCCAAATCCATCTGCTGATAACGCATCAGCCTGACCATATCGGGATGGGCTTTCAGATAGGCTTCTTGAAGCAGTTCGGCACGGTCGTGCATCCATTGCAGCTGTTCGCGGTCCACTTCGAGCATGTCGGGCAGGCGGCGGCGGATTTCGGCCTCTAGGGTGTTGAAGGCGGCAATGTACTTCTCCTTCCACTGCGCGGCGGCCGAGCCGGTAAAGCCCATACACAGGAACACGAAACCGTCGCGGGTGATTTCGTAAAACGGTTGCGGCTTGCCGTTCTGCAACTCGTTGTTTTTGTAGCAAAGCTGAAAATTCAGCTTTGCAAACTCGTCCGAACATTCGAGGTTTTCAATTGCTTGAAGAACGTTTTTATGCTTCTTAGCGAAGTGATTGGAAACAGCGAGCGAAGTTGTAACCAGACGGTCGCCGGAGATTTGAACAAGTTGGGTGTTGTTGGTATTCATGATAGAATAGCCTTTCTTTATGTGATTCATAAGGACGGGAAAAGAACGCCCTAACGTTGCTTTTCCATGAAAGCCGATAAGCCCTAACTTATCGGCTTTCTCTTTAACTCGTTACCGAGTGTTTGCATTTTATGATGTAGCTACATCTTTGTCAAGCTGATTTTTAAACTCTTTACGGATTTGGTCTTTAACCCATTGAGAAAAATCAAGATTATTTGCAATATCCAAAATATCTTTCTCTGTTTCTCGATTAAAGGAAACCCGTTTAGTCATTCGGTTGGCTTCCGCCTTTTTCCGATATTCAGCCAGCTTTTTATCAACCATAGGCAAACTCCTTGATTTTTAAACCGCTTGGCGGTATAGTCTAAGAAAGTTTGGGGAGATGAGGCGGTATCGCTACCGCCCCGAGTCGTGTTTTAATTAGTACGCTTTGCTAGAGAGAACTAATAAAATCACTAAGATTAGGATTGTCTTAATCATCTTCATCACCTCCTTTCTTTTTCGATTCCCGCCGCCCCAAACGGCGGGTTTCTTATTTCCTAATCCATGAGTTGAATTATAGATGTAGCTACATTAAAAGTCAAGCATTCCCCCGACAAAATCAAAGGAAAAAGGCCGTCTGAAATTGTTTTCAGACGGCCTTTTGACATTACGCCTTTATTTTCTCGGCAGGCTGTTTTCCGCTTCAGATATGGCTTTGCGGCATGCCTGCATAGACTGGCGATAAGATTGGTAACTGTCCCTATCCGAATCGGTTACTCCGCCACCTCCGCTTGCAACCATAATTTTCACTAAAGTTTCCGCGTTTTTTGCCGCCGCGCCGCAGGATTGGAAGGGGTCGTCCGCATCAGGATTTTCCCCATAATAGCCGACTGCTTGCGTGATATTTTCGCGGTATTTCGCCAGACTGTTCCCGCTTGGCATTTCGCCTTTTAAAAACCGATCAAAATCCCCGCCAAGACCTTGCTGCAAGACACGAAAACGGGCGGCACGTTCAAAATAATCTGCCTGTTGTCCGCTGGCAAATTTATACTTATCCGCAAAGTAATACTTATTTTCTTCTGTTGTTGAAGCTGCCGGTTTTTGCTCGCTACAGGCTGACAATACTGCCGCTAAAGCTAAAATATAAAACGCTTTCATAAAATCTCCCATAAAAAATGCCGTGTTATCCCCACGGCATTATAATTTAAAACAACCCGCCTTACTCACGCTCATTATCCGGCTTCTTCAGAATAATTTGGATGCCGAAATCGAGCTTATTCAGGGATTAAGTAGCGTACCGTCTGCTCCATCCGCTTAATCTCTTCCAGCGTCAGGATTTTGCCGGACAGGGCATTTTCCTGCCAAATACGCTGTAACACCTTACGCTATTCGGGTGTCAATTCGGACGGCGTTTTTGTTTCTTGCATCATTTTTTCCTTTCTTTAAAAACAGCCTTCGCCAAAAAGTGCCGCCCCGTTGTCTACTTTTAACGGCGGGTGCTGAAAATCTTGGTATTGCGCCTGCAGGCAAGCCATTAACTCCGCCCGCTCGTTAGGCGGTAAGGGTTTGAAATAGATGTCGATAATCAAGGAAGCTGTTGCTTGCAAATCGCTCATTTTTTCTTACGCTTGCTGATAAAGGTTTGGGTCTGCCCGCCCGTGGCGGCGGATGGTTTGAGGTTCGCAGGGACAAACCACGGCATCACTACCGGCGCGGCGCGGCCGCGCTCAATTAAGTCGGCCTGCATCAACCAGCCTTCCAGTTCGGGCCGGGTCATGCCGTCGATTTGGGCGGGCGTGATGCCGTATCGGCCGAGTTTTAAGACGGCGTATCGGTAACGGTTGGTGCGGGGTGCGGGCAAAGCCGCTTTTTTTGCAGCAGCTCTTGCGCCCAGTACAGCGCGTCAAAGTCGGCGGCAGTCATCTCGTCGAGCAGCAAATCAGGTGTCAAAGATTCGACTGCTAAGCCGCCCAATTTATCCAGTGAGGCGGCATAGGCGGCAATCAGCCGCGGTTGGCCTTCAAGTTGCGGGTCAATCTCCATGTCTTCACGCACGGTTAAAAGGTGCATGGCAAAATCATGGTGCATTTCGCCGTCAATCACACCGATGCCGTATTTCAGACGGCCGGTAACGGTTTTCAGGTCGGGGGAAACGCGCAATTCGTAATCTTCGATGGCGCGGATGAGTTCGGGGGAAAATTCAGACATAAAAAAGCCCTTAAACGTTGGTTAAACCTTGTATCAATCAAGGCTTGATTGTCGTTTAAGGGTTATGGCTCCGAAATTTGTCGGATGTCAGGCAGAATACAGAATGACGCTAAGAATATGCTGTGATACCATCATTTCTCCTACATAAAGATATAAAGGAAAACTTCTATGAAACATTTATTTTTATTGGTAAAGGCGGCATCAAAGCCTGTACGGCAGACGGAAAGTTCCTATGTAAAGATGGTACTTTAAGCAAATCCAAAAAGATATGCAGTAGTCGATAAATATCTCGTAGAAAAACCCGCAATCATGCGGGTTTTTCCAATTTACTCCAATACCTTCCGAATCGCAAAACCGGTTACATCCACCACTAGCTCGTTGTCCACGGTATAGCTTTCGCCCGCTTCGGTGGCGCAGAAGCCGAGGTACGATGTCGGGCGCGCACCTTTTACGTCCGGCACCAGGCTGATTTTGGCATCGTCGATCTTTGCCCAGTCCACTGCCGTGCCGTCGGTCGGCACCACTGCGGTAAAGGTAATGTCGTATTGGCCGACGCCGCGGGTATAGCCTTTAACGCGGCGGGTGCGGTTCATGGTTTTTACGGGCTTTTTGCCGGTGTTGTCTTTCACGTCGATTTTGGTGACTTCGACTTCGTTTGCGCCCAGATAGAGGATGACGCTGCCAACGTATTCGGTACTCATGTTTCAGCCTTTCTTACAAATATAAATCTACAACCATACCTACTACATGCAGGCCGTTGACGACATCGCTGGGAATGCGGCAGTTCAACATGCCGGTGTTTTGCAGGTCGCGTTCCACAATCAGTTTCGGCAGGTTTTCTTCCACGCGCTCCAAAATTTCCAGCTCTTCGCAGCGCATCAATACGTCAATCAGTTCGCTGCGCACGCGCGGCGGGGTGCGGTCGCTCAATTTGTCGCGCGGGAATCTTAGGGCGATGCGGTCGACGCAGGCGCGGCTTACATAAATCAGGGTGCGCACGGTGGTTACGTCCAGCAGGCTTTCGTCTGCCGTGCCGTTGGCGGTTTTGGTGTAGGTGGTGATGGCGCGCACGATTTGCGCCTGCGTACCGGCCGGACTGGTTTCAATCGGGGTCACGCCGTTATAAAGGGCGTTTTCCTGCTCTGTGCGCATGGTTTTGTCTTTGCTTTCGCACACGCCGATGCTGTTTAAGGCCAGCGTGTTCAACGGGCGGGCGGGGTCTTCTTCGCTCGCCATCACGGCGGCAAAGGCGGCGGCCAGCTCGCAAGGCAGGCTGGGGGTGCCGCGATACCATGCGCTGACGATATGGCCGTGGTTCAGACGGCCTGCCAAGGTGGTGGCTTGCGCCAGCGTGCCGGTTTGGCCGTATACGCCGATTGCCCAACGTTTTTCCATCGGGCTGGCTACGGTATCCAAATGGGCACGCAGTTTCAGCAGGTTGGTTTCGTCGTTGATGCCGCAGGCGATGATGTGGTGGCCTTCGGCGACCACGGCATTGAGCGCGGCGGCAATATCGGGGTTGGCATCGCCGCCCGTCATGGCGGTAACGGCGGCGGTAATGCCTTCGGCGGTATTGCCGGTTTTGATGCGGATGGCGTTGCCGGCCGTACCTTTGTTTTTGGCGGTAAGCGTCACCACTGCTTCGGCAACGGTGGCGGTAACCGGCAAATCGGGCACGGCATCGATGGCGGCTTTGACGGCGGCGGCAACGGTGGCTGCGGTGTCATCGGCACCGATGCCGATGGTTAAAGTGTCGGCATTGGCAATGCTCACACGCAACACGCCTTGGGTATTGGCTGTGCCGCTTAAGGTGATTTTGCCGGCGGCGGCCACTCCGGCCTTGTTGTCGGCTACGGTAATCAGGCTTAAATCGGCATAGGCATAGGCTTTAATCGCGGCGGTAACCATCAGGTGCGCCATGCTGCCTGCGCCGTATTTGGAGGCCGCATCGGCGGCGGAAAATACGTTCTCCAGCTCGGTAAGCCCACCCAAGGCGGGATTGTTGTGCTGCGCCACAATCAGCACGCGCTGTTTGTTGGTGGGCAGGTTGCGCACGGCCAGCTTGGTGTTCCATTCGGCGTACACGCCCGGCTTGCGGGTGCTGGCGGGGATTTTTTCAAAATTGATGTTTGCGGATGCCATTATTTGCTGCCTTTCGCGGGTGGGGTGTCTTCGGTTACGGCCACAAGGTCGCCGTATTCGATACAGCGGCGGTAATAGGCGGTATCGGGTACGGTAACGGTTTCCCGGCCGTTAATGTATTCGTGCGGGCTGCCTTCCAGCGGCACTTGCAGGCCGTCGGCGGCGCGTACTTTAATGGTTTCGTTCATGGTTTCACCTCGGTTTCAACGGTGGCCGCCATATCGGCGGGTTGGTCGGGGGTTTTCGGCGGGATGCGAAATTCAAGGTTCGCGCCTTTAAAGTCTGGATGTTCGGGGTCGGTGCGGCCTCGGTAGGCGGATACGTCGGCATATACTTGCGCCTGTTGGACGTCTGAAACCGCAGGCCGCGGCCAATCGCCGTCTTGCAGCGCGTCTTCAAACCAATACGTTTCAAATTCCAGTGCAAACACACTGACGGCGTCTTGCTCCATTTGGCGGCTGAACAGGCTTTTGGCCGCACCCGGTTGCAGACGGCCTATCTGCAAGCCCAACGATTGATTGGTCAGCAGGTGGCGGACGGTCTGCATCAGGCGGTAGGTGCCGACATCATGGCGGTGCAAGCCGCCGAAACGGCTGTCTGCCTCGCTGCCGCTGGCACGGTCTCCCACCAATACCGTGAATTGGCCAATCGCTTTAAAACGGCTGCCGCGCGTATCGTGGCGGACGGTGTCTTTGATGCCGGCAAACATGATCCACACGGCGGGGAACTGGTTGACCACCTGCGCCAAACCTTCGCCGTCAAACTCGCCGCCGTAAGTAAAGACACCCGTTACCATTTGGCCGAGGCCGTCTGAAAGCCGTTGCCTGATGGCTTGTTCAATAGACGCTATCACGGCCGAACACCTTTTCCTGTGTGGTAAACATCACACCGTTGCCTTGCACGGCGGGCTTTTCGCCTGCGGGTTCGGTAACGCCCAAGCCGACTTTCCCCGCCGCCACCAGTTGCAGGAACTTCACTGCCGCTTCATAGCGGTGCACGATGTCTTCGGTAAGCTGCCGTTTGCCGGTACACAGGCGGTACACCGCAATATCGCAGCAATACACGGTTAAAATGCGCAGCGGCTTGGGCAGCGGCAGGGTATAGCGGTTCATCAGATAGCCGTCGATTTCGGCGGCGGCATCATCCAAAGCCTGCCGTGCAATGGCTTCGTCCACCACGCCCTTGCGGGACAAGTCGGTCAGGCCGGTGATGGTGGCTTCGCCGAAACGCGCCACCAAATCGGCAACGGCGGCGTAACTCATGCTGCATCCGTCGGCAGGGCTTCGCGCGCTTCGACCATACGGTCGCCAATCAGACGCTCGAAGTCGGCGGGTTCGAAGTCGGCACGGCGCACAAACGTCCAGTGCGGCTGTACATGGTAGCCGGCGCGGAAAAACGCATGGCCGTGTTTGCTCTTAATCGCCACCACTTCGGCATCTGCGGCGGGTGCTCCGCTGCCGGTATAAAAGGCGGCTTCCGCTTCAGGTGTCAAAGTTTCGCCGTCTGAAATGCCGCCGGGTGCAAGGCCGGCTTCAAGCAGTTTTTCCAATTTGGCATTGCGCCCTTGCGCGGCGGCCAACTCTGCCTGCGCCGCCTGAATTTCGGCATTGGCTTTGTCTAATTCGGCTCTCAAGGCTTCAATCTCGGCCTGCAAGGCAGCGGTTACGGTTACCTCTTCTGGTTGGACGGTAACGGTAGCGCCGACTTCCTGTTCGTTTTTTTCTTTTGCCATTTTCTATCCCTTCCGGCGGGCGGTGCCCGCCTGTTCGTTACAGCAACCAAGGCGATACGATGACTTTCGCCTTGCCTTTGTTCGGGTTGTACGCGCCGTTGGCCAAGCGGTCGCCTTCCACCAGCTCTTTGGCCGCGTTTTCCAAAGCAGGCGGTACCAGCAGCACATTCGGGCGGATGGCCAGCGGTCTGCCGCCGTCGCCTTTCAGGCTCACCATCGCGTTGTAGGCTTTCTCGAAACCGGCAGCGTCCAGTTTCTCTTGCGATTTCGCCGCCATCTGCCAGAAGCCCAGGCCCACGTTGCAACGGCCGTCCACGCCGTAGCGGTATTCGTTGCGCATGAATACACCTTCGTCGGTTGCCGCGGTCATGGCGGTAAACTGCATGGCTTTGCGCTCTTGGTAAATCAACGGTTTCAGGGCGCGGGTCGTGTCCAGTAGATACCAGGCCGCTTCCGTGCCGGCGAAAAGATTGGATACGGTACTGGCTTGACCGGTGCCGTCCACTTTTGCATACACGGGATGGTCGGTATCAAAAAAGTTCTGACCGTCGTAACACAACGTGGCGTGTGCATTTTTCAGCAAGGCAAACACCAATTCGTCGGGATGCACCGCCGATGCGCGGCCCATCTCGGCCATCATCGGCGCGTAAATGCCGACGTTGTCGTCTTCGATGTCGTTGCGGTTGACCTTGACCGAGCTTTCAAAATGCTTGTTGGTGATGGCATAGCCGTGCGCCTTCATATCTTGGAATACGCGGTCGCCCACCCATTCGCGGAAAGCGGGCCATTGGCCGAGCCAGCCGTAAGTATTGGAAGCGGTGGAAGACGGAATGACGGTGGCGATTTCCTTGTATTGGCTTTCCGCCATTTTCAGGCCGTCTTGGAAATTCTTTTTGAAGCCGATGAACAGGGCTTTTAAGGTGTCCGGGGTGATAATCATGTTGTCTTTTCCTTTATCGGATTACTTGGCCTTCGCATAATCTTCGGCAGAGATGCCCAATTGCGCGGCGACGGCTGCTTCTTCGGCGGTCAGCGGGGACGTACTGTCTGCGCCGCCTTTGCCGCCGGTCTGCGTTTTGCTCAAAGCGGCCAGTGCCAAGCTGCCGTCGATCAGGGCTTTAAACGCTTCAGGGTCTTTGGCGGCCAGTTGGCGCGCCGATGCTTCTTGATGCGGCAGCAGGCGGCCGTCTGAAAGAGCGGCACGGATCAGGCCGTCTGAAGTACCGCCCACTTCCATTGCAATCACTTTCTTGCTCAACGCAGCCACTTGCGCTTTGAGTTCGGCAACTTCGCCGTCGTCGGCATTACCGCCTTGCGGATTGTCTTCGGGCTTGCCGGCAGTGCCTTTATCGCCTTCTCCGCCTTGTGGTTCGTCTTTGTGTTCAGCCAGTGCCTCGGCCAGCGTTTTACCGCCCAGCTTTTCTTGTGCTTCGGCCAAAGCCGCTTCGATGGCTTTGTCGTCGGCATCCGCCGCCAAGCCCAAGAGCTTGATTAAAGCTTCCTTGTTCATACTTGTTTCCTGTTTGGGGTTGATAGAGTTTTGGCGGCTCAATGCAGCCAGAGCCATGCCGTCCAGTGCGGGCGAATTGGTCAACGCCACACTGTGCAGCCCGCGTACATTGCCCAGCGTGTCGTATTCGAGTACCGGCGACAGATAGCGGTATTCGCCGCTGTCTATCATGTCTTTGGCGCGCTGCGTCCATTTCACTTCGCCCATCAGGCCGCGCTCGTCATCCCACACATATTTGCTGATCCAGCCGGCGGCAGGGTTTTGCTGCCCCGTTTCGGCGGCTTTCAGCGTGGCGTGTTCGTAGTCGACCACAAGGTCGGTTTGTGCGGCGTCAAAGGCGGCAATGATTTGCTGCGCCAAGTCGGCGGACATCGTCCAGTGCGGCACACCCGTATCGGTGCGGCCGTCAACCGGTGCGAATTGGCCTTTGGGTACGATTTTGATTAAGCCGTCCGAACCGCCGACATGGGCGGCGGATAAGGCGGCAAGAAGGGTTTTGGTGTCCATAGCCCGCATTGTGCGGCAGCCGCGCCCTCGTCAAAGCTTGGCCTATGTCAGACAGATGATTTTCTAGGGAGGGGAAATGTACTTGCAGAGATACGCGCGGGATAGTGTTCAAAAGGTGTTCAAACGCGCGCAGGATTGATTTTCAGGCGATGGGTAGGGGTAAGTATGGGTTAGTGCGTTTTCGGGCTGTTTTTCGGCATTTTTCAGGCAGGCATGATTACCGCCCCTGAATGGCCTGTGCCAAATATTCCGCCACCGCATCGGATAGGGCCTTTTCGTCCTCCGGCTGCAGGGTCATAAACGGGCGTGCGGGAATATTGCTGCCGGGGTGGTTTACCTGTTTGGCGAAGCGGCCGCCGAATTTCAGCGCCTTGCCTTTTTTCGGTTTAATTAGGTGTGGCGAGGTTTTCCCACCGAAGTTATGGATGGCGGCATATTTCACATTGGTGCCGACCACCGCCGTATCGTTGGTACTGCTCGGCGTAATCGAATTGCGCAGGCGGCCGCTGGCCTGCAGCAGCCCCGAACCTTCACGCGCGGCCGGATATTTGCGCGGCGCCCAAGCGGGACGGCCTCCGGCGGCGAAATTATCCAGCACGGCGTTGCGCATGATGCGGGCAAGCCGTGTCATCAAAGGCTTGGTGTGGGCGGTACGCCGCGCCGCAGCATTTAAGCTGTTTTGCAGGGTGTCGGTGTTGATTTCGATTTCAATCATGCTTAAAATGTCCACAAAGCAAGGCGGGAGTTTCCTAGTGTAATGCCGAAAGGCTAAGGCGAAAGGTTGTCGACGCGGATGCGCCGTCATGATGTGGGTTCAAGTCCCACCACCGCCTCGCTTATCCTCAATACCGTTTCCCCTTTAAATGTTCATACAAGTGCCACTTGACGCCGGCCTTATCTATCTTTGTCCCCGTATCCAACGCATTGACGACCAAGTTCTCACGCGCACCGCTGGCCGGATTTTTCGAGCGGCGGAAACCGTCGTAATCCAAATGCACCACCACCTTATATAAGCTGTCCGGTTCATTCGGCACTGCATAAAACATCAACAGATAGTTATCGGCACGCTTGCCGCCGCCCGCCTCAAAATAGACGGCTTCCGGCGACCTTAAATTGTCGGTAACGGCCTGCCAAAAGCTGTCGGGTAACGGGCTGTTTTTAATGTCCCGCATCGCATGGCGCAGCAGACTGTCGGATGCAGCCACAATGCTGCTTTGCGGCAAAGGTAATCCCTTGGCGGCCATGCCGTCCAAAATATCCGGCGCAAGCGCGCCAATATAAAACGGCACATTTTGCGGAAAAGTTTTAACCCCCGCCTGTTGCGGCTTGATTTTCAGATAAGCGGCGAAAAGGCCGTCTGAAACCGCACGGCGCAACAGCGGGTCGTCAAATGCCTTATTCACCGCCACACTCGCCAGTTTCGGCGGCAGTTCCACTGCACGCTGCATCTGCAACTGCCCCAAGTTGGCCAAATGGCTTTTACCGACATTGTGCTGAAAGCCCGCATCGGTATAAAAACGGCGGCCGTCCGGCAGCTTGACCGCTTTGGCGGGGCGGGTATCGCCCTTGCGGTTGACCACCACTTCCGTATCTTCAAGCTGTGCTTTTTGCGGCAGCAGATTGCGCCGTTTCAAATCACTGTCTGAAAGCGCCCGCACGGTACAGCGGCAATTGAAGCCGTTTGGCGGGTAGAAGTAATCCCAAAACGGGTCGTCGATGTGATACACCGCACCATGCGCTGCCGCATGGCTTTGGCGTGTGCGGCTGTCCAAAATGGCCGAGTATTGCAGCCACGGCGCATCATCCCGACCTTCTTCAAACGCCTGCCAATGGCCGGCCATATAGGCCGACTGCATCTGCGTGCGGAAAATCGTTTCCATGCGGTGTTTGGTAATGCCGCGTCCGAGGACTTCGCCGCTGTCTCCGTCCACAATATCGCCGTCTTTGAGCAGATGCCAGTCATGCGCTTTCAGACGGCCTTGCACTTCATCGCGCCAAGCCTCAAACGACTTGCCCGATTTCGCCGCCTCATACATCGCCGCGTGAAACTCGCCGACAATATCCTGCCTGTGTATGCCCGCAACCGCCCGCGCCTTGGCCTGCGCTTCATTCCATTTCACATCCCAGTCGGGCGGGATATGGTAGCCCAAACCTTCAAAATATTTGACCGCCGCTTCCGGCTCCAAACCGAAGGCAAAACCTAAATCAGCCATTGAGCCGCCCCCACAGGTCGGAGATGAAAATCACCCGCGCCAAGGCCGTCTGAAATTCGGTGCTGTCCAAATACGGATAAGCCCGCAACAACCGCTCCTGCACATCCTCATAACTGTCGCCCTCGGCCAAAGCCTGACCCAGCCCGCGCAAAAACGGTTCGATATGCTCGGGCAGGGCGATCTTGTCCAAACCTGCATTATCGATGGCCGCCTGTCCCATATCCAAGATTTCGCCCTGCCTGCTCAAGGCCACGCGGCGGTAACTTAACGGCGAAACTTTGACACCTTCGCTTTCAGCCGCCTGCAAAGACAATACCGGTTCGTCGTCCGAAGCCAGCGGAATCGCCAGTTTTTCCTGCGCCCACGCCAGCGGAATCTTCATACCCATCTCTACCAACTTGGGCAAAGATTCGGCATAAACCGCCATATCTTCGGGCAGCTGTGTATCAAACTGGAAACGCGGCAGGCGGGTTTCATCCACGTTGCCTTTATTCAGCCGCAGCAGGGGCAGAATCAGTTGCTGCGTTATCGTACCGGCAAGCTGCTTGGCATCCGACACCAGCAAATCATGGCGCACCTCGTTATGCACCTGACCCAGCGCGTTGGTACTGGTTTTACCGTCGGCCATACTGGTGAGCGTACCGCCCAGAATCGCTTTTGACGATGTTTTATCCGCCCAGTCGATCATCGCCATAAACGGCTCGCTGCTGCCGTTGGCGGCATTAAGCAATTCGATATTCATGGTTTCGGGGATAATGCCCGCGGCGTTGTGTCCGATTTCCTTTACCGCCCGCAGCAGCGTGGTTTTATCGGTTTCGTCCGCCCCCACCGCATATTTGCCCAAGCGCGTCGGCAGGCCGTAAATTTCCAAGAACTCGGCCAAATCACGCACCGAGTAATTCTTGAACAAATACGGCCACACCAGCGTGCGCATCAGCCCGCCGCGTACCAGCAAACCCGAACGGCTGCGGTGTTTGTGTACCATCCAGCCGAACGCCCACAGCTCTTCCCCGTCCGGATTATCCTGTTTGGCCAGCCGCACATTATCGGCACCGTCCACCTTAAACCAGCCTTGCGGACGGTGGATAAAGTTTTTCGGCAGCCACAGGCCGCCCATTTGCTGCCATTCGATTTCCACACAGGCAAAGCCGTGCCCGACCGCATCCAAAAGGTCGAACATCATGTCTTCGAAATCGGTCAGACGCTCAAGCCATCCCCTGACTTCTTCGGCCAGCCGCCGTTCGGCGTCGGTGCTGTCCGGCGGCGGCATCACGCGCCAATCCAGCCCGATGACCACCCGCTTGCGCTTGCTCATCTCGGAAAAGATATGGCCGTCTTTCTCCTCGATGTCGGCAAACAGTTCCGACTGCGCCTTCAAATCGCCGCGCTCGGCCGCTTCCAAAATGCCGTGCAGCTTCTGCGGCGTCAAACCTTTGCTCGGGTGTTCGTGAGTCTGGGTGTTCTGGGCGAGTTCCGCCGTTTGCGGGGTGGATTTCGGCATACGGCCACCCGGCAGGATTTTGCTCAATGCACTGAAAATATTTTTCATCAATAAAAAAAGGGCAAGTTAAACTTGCCCCAAGTTTCTACTGCCTGCGCCAATCATAAGCCCTGCCCGGTGTCAGTTTTACCATGCGCCGCCGCCGAAGCCGCCGTCCGACCCATGTTTCGGCACCGCCATATATTCCACCGGCGCACTGTTGGCCGTTGCCCCCGACCACAACATATGCACCGCGTCGGGGCCGTCGTCATGGTCTGCCTTGGGAAAATGGCGAAACTGTTGGATTAAGGTTTGCTGATTGGCATGAAGCAAAATCAACCCGTTGGCCATATGCGGCTGCAAAGTCTCAATCCGCAGCAGCTTGTCGGCAATCGGTTTGACCGCCCGCGCCGGTACGGGAATGCCTTTTGCCGCACTTCGTTTGACCAGCTCGTCCTTCAGGAATTCCTGAAACTGCACCGTTTCCACAAACCACAGCTTGCACTTATATTGCGCGTGCAAGCGGATAACGTCTTCAATAATCAAATCGGGCAAACGCTTCTTAATCTGCGCCTCCACGATAAACAGCTTGCCGCTGCTTCTTTGATACCCGCCCACGATAATCGCGCTTGGGTCGCGGCTGGCCCCCGCTTTGCCGAGCGAAGGGTCGAGCGCGCCGAAATACACCAAATCGGCGGGCAGCTCCGCCCAAAACTGCATGGATTGGGCAAACGGCGCATCTTCACCGCTCACCGGATCATTCTGATATTCCGAATCGAAAGCCGCGTGTCCGTCGCGGGCGCGGATTTTCATCA